ACTGGTGTAAGTAAAACATTTGACTACCTTGCAAAAGGTTATTGATTAATATATTAGATAGATTATGGCACAACACGATATGAATATTGCGAATCAGGGTTTCCCTGCATTTCGTTCAGATTTAAATAACGCACTATCAGCAATTCAAACAACTCATTCAGGAACATCAAGACCAACTGGTGCTGTCGCAGGACAAATCTGGTTAGATACAACTACTGCAACTTCTCCAACTTTAAAATATTATGATGGAACTGATGACATATCTTTAGCAACTATTGACCATACAGCTAACACAGTAAATTGGTTAGACTCAACAGTATCAATTACTGGTCTATCAACAACTGCAACTGGCACAGTATTAACACTTTCAGATACAGCTTCTACATCAACAGTAAATTTAATTATAGACAACCAAAAAGAAGTTCGCTTTCGTGAGACGACTGGAAATGGAACAAATTATATCGGATTAAAAGCACCAGCTAGTGTTAGTGCTGATTTAACTTTTACATTACCTGCAACTGATGGAACTAATGGACAAGTATTAACAACAAATGGTTCTGGTGTACTTTCATTTGCAACTCCTGCTTCTGGTATTTCTTGGCAATCAACAGTTAAGACTTCTGGTTTTACTGCTGTTGCTGGAGAAGGATATTTTTGTAACACAACATCATCTGCATTTACAGTAACATTACCTGCATCACCAACTGCTGGACAGCAAATAGCATTAGTGGATTATGCAGGAACTTTTGATACAAACAATTTAACAATAAACCCAAATGGAAATAAAATAGAAGGTGGAACAGTAAATTTACTCTTAACTGGTGAAAGAGAAGGAGTATTATTAGTTTATATAGATTCAACACAAGGTTGGATTCCAGTTTCAGGAATTAATGAAGGAACAGATGCTTTAGAAGCACTAGCTTTAACAGTAGATTATTTAGTAGTTGCAGGTGGGGGTGGTGGAGGAGATTTTGGTGCAGGTGGTGGTGGTGCTGGTGGTATGCGTACTGGAACACAAACTTTAGTTACTGCTACAAATTATACTGCAACAGTTGGTGGAGGTGGAACTGGTGCAAGAACTATTAGTTCTGTACCATCAACTGGAGGTTCTAATTCTGTTTTTAATACAATTACTTCTAATGGAGGTGGTAGAGGTGGAGATAATCTTAATGGTGTTGGTGGTAATGGTGGTTCTGGTGGAGGTGCAAGTAGAAATGCTAGTACTTCTATTGGTTCAGGAAATACTCCAAGCACAAGTCCATCACAAGGTGCAAATGGTGGTACAGCTTATGCACCAGACCCATATCTTGGAGGTGGAGGTGGAGGAGGTGGAAGTTCAGGTTCAGTAGGAAGTAATGCAAGTGGTTCAGTAGCAGGTGCAGGTGGTGCTGGTACAGCTTCATCAATAACTGGTTCTTCAGTAACTTATGCAGGTGGTGGTGGTGGAGGTACTGGTAATGGTGCAACTTCTGGTTCTGGTGGTTCTGGGGGTGGTGGTAATGGAGGAAATGCTAGTAATACTGGTTTTGCAGGAACAGCAAATAGAGGTGGGGGTGGTGGGGCAGGTTATTCAGGAGATGGTGGTAGTTCACCAGCACCTTGTCAAGGTGGTAATGGTGGTTCAGGAGTAGTTATATTAAAATATCCTGACGCATTTACTATTTCAAACCCAGCAGGAGGTTTAACTATTTCAACTCCTAGTGCTTCTGGTGGTTATAAAGTTTCAACAATTACTGCTGGAACTGGAAATGTACAATGGAATTTATAAGGATATAATATGGCATACTACGCATTTTTAGATGAAAACAATATAGTAACAGAAGTTATTGTAGGAAAAGACGAAGGTAATTTTAATTGGGAACAACAATATAGTTATTTACGTGGACAACTTTGCAAAAGAACTTCTTTTAATACTCATGGTGGAGTTCATAAATTAGGAGGAACACCTTTTAGAAAAAACTTTGCAGGAATAGGTTTTTCTTATGATGAGCAAAGAGATGCTTTTATTTCACCTAAACCTTTTAACTCTTGGATATTAAACGAAGATACTTGTCAATGGGAAGCACCAATAGCTAGACCAAATAATGGTTTATATAAATGGAACGAAGAAAATCAAACTTGGGATATAGAATAATCTTAATTTAAAACGAAAGGAAGGAAATGTCAGAAATAATTAAAGAACCTAAATTTGAAAATTCATCTTGGAATTTTGAATTAGATAAAATTGAATTTTACGCATTTTGGAATAACGCATTTTCAAAACAAGAATGTCAAACAATAATCAATATAGCAAAAGATAAAGGTTTAGTGAAAGGCAAAACTATTGGAGAATCTGATGCAAGAGACTGCAAAGTGTCTTGGTTATACCCAATAGACAATATGGATTGGGTTTATCGTAGAGTAACAGATATTGTTCTTAATCTTAATGAAAGATTTTTTAAATTTGATTTATTTGGTATTAGTGAAGGATTTCAATTCACTAACTATGAAGCACCATCTGGAAAATATGGTAAGCACGTTGATAGAGGAATAAATATATTAGTTAGAAAATTATCTGTTTCTATTCAACTTACAAATCCTGAAGAATATGAAGGTGGAGAACTTTATTTATATGATGGAGATAAAGGAATTGTTATGGATAAAGCACAAGGAACATTAATATTATTTCCATCTTATGTATTACACGAAGTTATGCCAGTAACTAAAGGGACAAGAAATTCTTTAGTAACTTGGGTAACTGGTAAACAGTTTAAATGACAACAAGAAAATTATCTATTGAAGCAACAATAAAAAAATATTCTAATAAAAATTGTTTTGCTTGGGGTATTAATACAGCAATTAAAGCACTTGTTCCTAAAGCTAATTACGATTTAACTTCTGCTAGTGGTGAATTTATTATAGATAAATGGGAAAGCATATACCCACAACCTACATCACAAGAAATAAGAGATGAATACATTAGACAGCAAACTATTGCTGAAGTTATTGATTATCTTAAAACTAAAGACTTTGACTTAATTAAATTTGTGTGCGATAAAAAATAATGATTTGGTTTATACTAGGAATAATATTAGGAATGTATCTTGGTTGGAAGTACGAACTTGCAATCAATGATTTCATAGAGTCAATTAAAATACATTTAAACATAAAGTAGTCTTGAAATTTGTGCGTTGCACAATTATATATCCTGCATGATATATACGACTGAAGAAAATAACTTTTACTCAAAGGAGAACTCAATGTTAGATTATAAATCTATCAAAGAATATTGGTCAAAGTTTTACGCAGATGCTTTTGAAGATGTTAAAAATTTTTGGAAAGATTATGCTAAAGCTTGTGAACAATTTTATTCTAAGAAATAACTTTATTTTGACAAACTAATTTGATATTAATGCACAAAAATTTAATGTGCATTTACAAACTTTGGATTGGTGGTTGTTGCCTACTATCTAATTGCAAATGCTTAGATAACTATGCCAAGAACTACCAACGAAGAATTAATCAGTCTAAGGGGACATATAACTGGAATAAAGAGAGAAGTTAAAGTACTAGGAACTTCAGTCTATAAATTAGAAAAACAAATGACTAGTTTATACTGGGCAATCCTATGTGGGCTTGGTGCTTTATCATTAGCATTAATAACTATTTTCTTGGCTAAGTAAGTATTGCCAATTAATACGAATACAACTACTAGTTAGTTTATGAAAAGATACAATAAAGTTTTATTGATTTCAGATTTACACATACCCTACCATCACCCAGATAGTTTTGATTTTTTAAAAGCATTAAAGAAAGAATATAAACCTGATTTTGTTCTGTGTGGGGGTGATGAAACCGATGCCCATGCGTTGTCAATGCACTCACACGACCCTGACTTAGATTCTGCTGGTAAAGAATTGGTTGAAGCTAAAAAACATATTAAAGAACTTGAAAAACTTTTTCCTAAAATGGTTTTATTACATTCAAATCATTCTAGTTTAATTTATCGTAGAGCATTAAAGTTTGGTATGCCTAAAGCATATTTAAAATCTTATAATGAATTTATGGGAGTAGGAAAAGGTTGGGAATGGGTAGATGATTATAATATTCCTTTATCTGATGGTTCTGAATGTTTTTGTACTCATGGAATGACTGCTGATGGAATTAAACTTGCTATGCAGTATGGAAAAAATGTAGCACAATTTCATTTTCATAGTAAATTTAATATTAACTATTTTAGCAACCCTGATAATTTAATATGGTCTTTACAATGTGGGTCATTAACTAAACAATCTAGTCTAGCTTTTGAATACGCAAAGAATTTTAGATTAAGATTTATAGTTGGAACTGCTATGATAATAAATGGACAACCAAAATTATTTCCAATGGTATTAAACAAAGAAGGAAAATGGATAGGGAAGTTAGTTTAAAAGAATTACTGTTTAGCGAAACAGCTACAAGACTTGGAATAGATAATACTCCAACTGACCAAATCCTAATTAACCTACAAACATTAATTTACAAAATTATAGAACCTATTGTGAACCACTATGGAAATATAAAAATTACGAGTGGTTATAGATCAGGAGAATTATGCAAAGCCATAGGAAGTTCTATTACTAGTCAGCATACCAAAGGTGAAGCAGTAGATTTTATTATTCCTAATATTTCTAATCAGGAAGCAAGTTTGTGGATTGTTAAAAACCTAGAATTTGACCAATGTATTTTAGAATTTTGGAATCCTGAAACTAATTCAGGGTGGATACATTGTAGCTATTCAAGTACAAATAGAAAAATGTATTTACGTGCCTTTAAATCTAATGGGCGAGTCATATACGAAGTGTTATGAAATCATTTAAAAAACAAGTTGGCGGAAACCACTATAAGAAATACAAGATTCAACCAATAGAATTTATATTAAAAAATAATATTGGATTTTGTGAAGGTAATGTCATAAAGTATATTTTAAGATTTAGAGAGAAGGGATTAATTGCTGATTTAGATAAAGCAATTCATTATATTGAACTACTTAAAGATTCAATTAAAAGTAGTAAATAGCATAAATCTGATTTAAACGCATTTTAAAGCATATTGGCTTTATAATGAGAAACAGCTTAAAAACTCCTATACCATTAAAATTTAGGGGTATTTTGAGGGTTTAAATAGGCAAATTTAGAACATTTAGAGAACGATATGGACATTATAAGAATAGACCCAGATTTTACACCAGAAACACATACTATTGGTGCTACATCTGCTCAATCATCAGCTATTACAACTCAATCAGGTATTATTAGAATAGCTATTACTGGAACTCATGCTCATGTTGCATTTGGGGCAAATCCTACTGCCACAGAAGAAGATGTAATTTGCACACAAGATTCAGTTAATTACTTTGCATTTAAGTCAAACGATAAAGTAGCTTTCATTAAATCAGGTGATGGTTCTGGTCAGATAAACATTTGTGCAGTAGATTAATATGATTCCAGCTATAACTGCTCTTGCACCTATTCTTAATAAAGTTTTTGGAGTTATAGATAAATCTATTACTGACAAAGACTTAGCATTAAAATTAAAGAACGATTTGAATATGCAGTTACTTCAATCTGGTACTGAAGAACTAAAAGCTACTGCAAGAATAGTTGAAGCTGAAGCTAAATCAAATTGGTTTGTAGCATCTTGGAGACCATTATTAATGTATGTCTTGATTGCTATTCTAATTTGGAATTTTATTATTAGTCCAATAATCTTAGTGTTGTTTAAAATAAATGCTCAGGTACTTTTACCTACTGATGTTTGGACATTATTACAAATAGGTTTGGGTGGATATGTGGTTGGTCGTTCAGGAGAATCTATCGCAAGAACTTTAGCAAATAGACCAGCACAAAAAGATGACTAACTTTTACTTAGTTACTTACGCAATTAGTTTTGTAAAAGTAAATGATGAAAGTATAAAAGAAGATATAGCTTGGTGTCGTTTTTTTGATACTGATTCTTTTGTAAATGCTAATTCTTTTTTAAGTCAATTAAAGACAGTTAAGAAACTTAGAATAACTAACGTAGAATTTGAAGTTGAAGAATGTAATTGGTACGACTACTATGAAGATGTTTCAAATACTATTCACTAATTTAACTGAACTTCAAAGTATTCTATATTATCATTTGGAAAGCATTTTAGTT